CTCTGCATCCGCATCATCGTCGCAGATGCTCTCAGCGATTTGATTTAACTCATCAATATTAATTTGATCAATCTTATCAGTGAGCAATTGTCGCTTTGATAAAATGTCTTTTACTCTAGCTAAATCTGCTTCACCAGACGAAGTTTTCGCCAACGGACCTTTGGTTCTAGGCAGAAATCTGCTAGTCTTATATGATTGATAACCATTGTCTAATTTGACTTCCATCTGTAGAACATATCCTTCGTCCTGATCAAAGAATGCACCGAAGGCTTTCGGATCAACTTCATCATCACCACCATCGTCAGACATGATGCATTGCTCACAAATATCATACAATGATTTATTCAGATCCATCCACATCACCTTGCCACGAACCTCTTCTGGGTTTGGTGAAGCATTTAGAAAATACACGTTAACCGCCCAAAACGTCTTAGATAGATATTGTTTTGCAATGCTCGACCTTTTGTCTTTGTCCGTCACACTTTTAAACAAATTAAATCCGATATCGCAAACCGGACATTTCCCATTGTCGGATATGCGAGGGCAACCATAATTCTTATTGTTGAACCAATGACTGCCATGTTCAACGCACCAATCCAAATCAGCATTCGCGACGACCTGTTTGTCGTCAATCAACACTTTGTCACCACTCGACACTGGCGGCAAAATCCTAAATCGATAGATGACTGGTGAACCATCCTTAGGCAACTTCGTCTTGTCTATCGAAAATTTCAATGGATCACGATGAAATCCACCAGATTTCTTGTCCAACATCCGTTTCCTGATTTTCTCAAGTTCCTCTTTCGTAATCGCCATGCTTTGTCTCCCTTCCGCTCTCAGCGGTCATGCGTCCCTTAACTCTTGCTTCTTAAACCCACTCAATGAGCGCAAATGCTCAGACTTCATGCGTAGTGCATCCATCAATACGTTCATCTTATTCAGTGACTTCTCTTCCAATACTAACTTAGCCTGCAGACGTAAAACCTCCGTGTCTGATTCTAATACGTCCTTTATATCGCTCCTACGGATGTCAAATCCGTCTTCTTTGGATTGTTTTATCATGTCGGTAGCAAGTGTTGCTTTACGCTTCTGCAAATTTAATTCCAATACGGATACAATCATCTTTTGCTCAGCATGGACCATACCCCAAAAACAGAAAATCGATGGCGTCTGTTGCAGTTGATCTTCAAGATGATCATATGATGTCTTTACCAATGGCATAACATTACAACTTATTGGTTTACGATTAGGAATGCTTATTTTGATCCTAACCAATAGATCTTTAATTTCCGACGGAAGCTCATCAAAAATTGATTCGAATTCATCCTGACTCATCGTCTTACCCCAATTTCTTCATCAATTTATCAATCTTATCTCGCTCTTCGTCATCTCGCCTTTTTCGCTCTCTCAGTCTCAATCTTCTCTCTCTCAACTTCTCGGCAATCTGTATCTCTCGTCGTTTCTTTCTCTTTAGTCTCTTTCGCTCATTCATCTGAATTCCTTATATTTTTTCCAATTTCTCCATTTCTTGCCTATGCTTACTCTCACAGGGAACGTTGGATTGTCGTCTAAAACGCCCTCAAATGGATGTAGCATGATGTCAAGCACATCCTCAAGCACATCTCCAACTTCATCTTTCTTCGCAATTAGTACCAAAGAATCCTGTAACTCCGTAAATACGTTACGGTGTCTGGAATCAAACGCTCTTTTTAAAACCAGATGCATGGCATGTGCCACTGATCCTTGTATGGTTGCATTAAATAAAGTTTTATCACTAGTCTTATCGGACATATAAAATCTTCTACCCAATATTGAATCAGCATGTTTATTAGATCGCAACTTCTTGACAGTATCATCCATCCAATCTCTAAATCTCGGAAAACATTGTAATATCGGTTCATCGATGGTGAGCGAATAAATCGCCGCCAAGAGACTAGTTTTACAATCATGACGCGGTAAATCTAATGTTTCTGAAAGATAAGTATATGGATCTGAACGTTCAAACGACGATATGAGATCTGCATCATTTGATAATATCGACGCGATGCGCATGTCGGCTGACAACCAGTCAAGATGGATGAAATAATCGAAATCCACGTCAACGGTGAGATTGTCATTGGTCGTTTGAATCGGAAAATCGGTAGCTCTTGATCTACCACTAAAAGTGTCGACATAGTATTTTGGTTGAACGTATTGTCCATCAACCATAATTTTTATGTTCTGTAATTTTGTGTATATCTTCGCGGCATCAGCTATGGTTTTCCGCCACAAAGACGGTTTCTTCACGTCGGTCATCACATGCATGCATTTCAACAACGTCTTTTTAACATCATTTAAAATTCCCATGTCGCTGATATGTGCCGTAGGCAATGCCTCATAAACTTCAGATGATGTAATGTCGAAGACATCAAAATGTGCCTTACAATCCAGTATCATCACTTGATTGTTTTTTGTGAGGTCACTAATTTTCTTTTTATTCGCGTCAATAGTCTTTAATTTATTATTTTCACAATACAATGGAATCATCTCTATGTCATTCCCATATAAACATGACATTATTGGTAGTCCATTACGTTTAAATGCCGTACAGAGATATATCATTTCTTCTTCTTACCAAGATTCACGGCATAATGCCGACGATTCTTCTGTCTCTTACCGCCTTGTGTTAATTTATGTTCTAAATCACTTTTATCTCCTGGTGGTCTGATTTTGGCGTATGGATCTTCATTCTTCAACTTCCACAAATTCATATCCCGTTTCGCACCTTTTTTGTCACACCACCCATATCCACGGACATACACCATCGGTACGCTGAACACCAGACGCATAACACGATGACATTTATCGCATTTTATTGTCGGTTTTTCTAACATCCCATGCGTCACTTCTAAAACCGTCTCGCATTTGTCACAAGCATAATCATATCTCATTCGTCGTCTCCTCTTCAATCTTGCCACTACGCCAGTTCAACTTCCTACCATGCAATGCTCTTATATCTACGCCAAATCGCGCATTTATGGCTTCCTGCATGGCAGTAATAAAATCATACAACATTTTGCCATTACACCAACTCTTCTCATGTAATCCGATAATTTCATTTAATATGTTCCGTTCCGTATCTAAAACGTTGGCGCGTAATTCTACATATCGTTTCTTACCATCATGTGTAATAATTATCAATTCACGTGCTGAATCATAAAAGACATCATTCGTCATCGAAATCTCCCCCAGATCTGACCTGCGATATGTTGTCTAATGATTTCTCGCTACCATCTAGTTCACCGGTGACGTGATAATAGAGAGTCGTTAGATCTATTTTACCCCTCACTCCAACTTTATTTTTACCGTTTCTGTTTTTGACAATAAATAACCGTATTTGAGATGATTGTCTCTCGGATTCATGCTGATTGATCGAAATGACATAATCTAGAGAATGATTCTTACCATAACTTTCAGCAGTTCTATTTAGATCAATTATTTCATCGTCATCATCCTTACCTCTATTAGTCTGAGTTGCCGTAATCACTAAAACATTTTGTTTCGAGGCAAGTGAACGCAAATCACTAGCGATGTGCTTCAATCTAGAATAATCCCCGTCTTTTAATGAAGCGTGCTTCGTTGTCATTTCATCTAGATAATCAACTATGATGACATCAGGGTGAAAACCATTCCGTCGATAATCATCAATTATGCCACTCAACCCCTCAGCAGTAAGAGTTTTGCCAGGCAGATCTGAAATGGCAATGTCGGCACCACATGTGGCAGATAGTTCTCTTAATACTTCCATGCATCTCTTTCTATGATCGCTCAAATTACTAATGGTGACCCCATGTAGAGTTGGATCGGAACCAGTCATTCTCATCATTCCCACTACGATAGACACCAATCTATATATTAGTTGTCTAGTGTGGATTTCAAGCGTCACATACAATACATTCTTCTTCATCATTATGGCTTTGACTGCTGCATTACATAGAAAATTCGATTTACCTACGCCCGTCCCTCCCATGTAACACACTATCTCACCATAAGTCGGCCCTACGTTATTGTTCATATATCTATCTAATTCTCTCACCCCACATGTCAGACCTATGGACTCATCCTTCTCTAGGAATTTACCAGCATCAGCACATAAATATAGCGGTCTAGCTTCGATTCTATCGAGAGTAGAAATGTCATCAATCAATGCTTTGAAATATTCATCGTTTCCCTGTTCAGCAGCATCCAAAGATTCGCTTGATTGGCTCAACATATTTGACAACAGCTGCTTCTTTAACCATTTAATAATCGTTGATCTATAATGTTTCACATCGGACTGCGACATGATTTCGCTGCTGTTCTTCTCAAGTTCATTGTAGTCTTCTATGTCGTCTGATTTTAGATTCGCCTTCGCAATCCTTAAAGTGACTCCTCTACTAGGAATTTCATTATGTTCCTCATAAAATTTCCGTATTATCGCCAACGCAGTCGCTTGCCACATAGACTTCGTCGTATAATATTTATCCACATATGGCATCATTCTTTTGAAGGTAGACGGTTCATTGAATGCCATCTTTACGAAGGCATTAGAATCCATAGCAAGGTCACTG